TGCATATCAATCACCTTATCAACAACAAGTTATCGATCAAACGATGGCTGATATTCAAAGACAAGCCGATATAGCCAGAGGTATGTCGCAAGACACAGCAATTGGCGCGGGTGCTTTTGGTGGTTCACGCTCTGCTTTGCTAGAATCTGAATCACAAAGACCTTATATCGAGCAACAAGCTAGAACTGCTGCTGCTTTAAGACAAGCTGGTTTTGAGCAAGCACAAAGAGCCGCAGAATCAGACATCGCAAGACAGCAGCAAATGGCAATGTTTGCCCCAGAATTAGAATTAAAAGCAAGACAACAACAAGCAGGATTGCTTGGGGGCGTGGGTTCAATTCAGCAACAAAGATTGGGTCAACTTGGTCAAATTGGTTTACAACAACAAAGATTGCAACAAGGCGCGTTGGATGTTCCTTACGGAGAATTTCAAAGAGCTTTGGGATATGGCCCGCAACAGCTTGGTTTATTACAAAGTGGTTTACCAGGTCAAGCGCCAATATCTACTACAACAAAACAAAGCACAGGATTAGGCGATGTTTTAGGAACTGGATTACAACTTTATGGTTTACTTGGAAATCCTTTTGCTGGACTAGGTACAGGAACAGGAAGCCAAGGATTAGATTATCTTTTTAGTTAAAATATTATGTTAAGAGGAACTTTACCCCAAACAACTACACCGCAAACTAACGATCAAAACGAAAGATTGCGTTTGATGCTTTACGCGCTTGGCGGTGCTTTAAAAGGTGATAAAAACTTTGTGCAAAATACTTTGGCATTGCAGGAAATGCAAGAAGGTAAGAAGAAGGAAGAGGAAAGAAAGAAAAGATACAATGAAATGATTGCCAAAATGAATCCTGAGTCTCCGTTATACCAATTTTCAAAAATGGTCGGCTCTGAGGGGATTGATAAGATAGCTGAAGCACAATTCGAACTTGCTACTATAAAAACTCAAGACAGAAAAATAATTAAAGCTAGGGATGGATTTAATTATTATGCAGATACGGGTGAAAGAGTATTGCCAAAAGTTAAAGAAAAAGATTCAATTCAAAGCCAAACAAACGAGTATAAAAATTATTTAAACACTTTAGGGGCAGAAGAAGAGCCTACTGGCGCTGGTTTTTTGGCTTATCAAGACAGAAATATAAAAAAACAAAAAATGGATTATGGTATGAAACAAGATCGTAATAAATTTTGGAGATATACCGAGGGCCCAATGAAAGGGCAAAGAGTTTTTCCAGACGTTATAGAAGAAAAAGAACTTTTTGATTTTGCAAATGAAGACAAGCTTAGAGATGATTTTAGAGCTGACTCAAAAGAATTTGTTAAAATTAGAGATGCTTATGGAAGAATATTGTCAACTGATGCAACAGCAGCAGGGGATTTGGCTTTAATATTTAATTACATGAAAATATTAGACCCTGGTTCTGTTGTAAGAGAGGGAGAGTTTGCTACTGCACAAAACTCTGCTGGCATTCCAGAAAGAATTAGGGCGCAATACAATAGAATTAAGAGCGGTGAAAGATTAACTTCTGACACTAGGGAAGATTTTTTACAGCAAGCTAAAAATCTTTACCAAACACAAGCAGATTCACAGGCATATTTAGAATCTGAATATAAAGGATATGCCGAAGAATATGGTTTTAAGCCCTCAAGAATAGTTACTGAGTACGGAAAGCCAATAGAAGAAAAATTATTTACAAGAAAATTAGAATCAATGAGTTTAAATGAATTAGCTACATTAGACCCATTGCAATATTCAGAAAAACAATTAAAAATACTTGAAAAAGTTTTAAAAGCCAAAGGGAAGCCATAATGGCAACTGTAGAAGAAATTAAAAGACTCCAACAAAACTTAAAAAAAGAAGAATCTTTTGATTTCAATGAAGTTAACAGAGAGCCAAATGATTCATATTTAGGGGGTTTAACATCATCCGCATTGCAAGGACTAACATTTGGTCTTTCAGATGAAGTCGGAGCAGCAATAGGATCTATTGGATCATTGTTTACCGATGAAACATTTTCACAATCATTTGATAGAAGGCTTAAAGAATCAAAAGCAGAATTGCAGGCTTTTCAAAAAGCAAACCCAAAAGCAGCTTTGGCTGCCGAAATGACTGGTGCTGTAGCTCCTGCAATTGCATCTTTACTGTTAATGCCTTTTACTGGAGGCGCAAGCGCTACTGGAGCTGCGGCTGCTAGTGCCAGAATATTGAGCAACCCTTTACTTGCTGGAAAAATTGCAAAACCTGGCTCTGGTTTATTGGGAAGAGCAGCAGAGGGTGCAAAAATAGGTGCGTTGCAAGGCGGTATATCTGGAATAGGTTATGCAGAAGGAGGAGCAGAACAAAGGTTGCTAAGTGGAGCTTTGGGAACTTTGGCTGGCGGAACTTTGGGCGTGGCAATACCTACAACTTTGGCAGGCGCTGGTAAGTTAGGAGGTATGGTTATACCTAGAAAAAAACAATTTGATAAAGAAGATATAAAGTCAATAAAAATAATTGGCGATCAGTTTGCAGCAGATGAAATACCAATTGAAACTGTTTTAAAAAAAATACAAAACAACATTGAGGCTGATAAATTAATTGGATTAACTCCAGTAGAAATATTGTCAGATTATGGCGGAGAAGCCGTTACCAGAAAATTAAGAGGAATTAAAACAAGAGTTCCTGGCATGAATATAGAAAAGCAATTAATAGAAAGAACCTCTGGAACAGTTGAGCAAAAAGCAGCTGCGTTAGATGCTTTAGAAGATCCAAATATACAATCAACAAGAATACTCAAATCATTGGAAGACGTAACAAAACAAACTTTAAAAACCCCAAAAATAGATTTATCTGGCGGAGTAGATGATTTAGTAAACACCATAGATTCTTATTTAAGCCCTTTGTATGAACAAGCATTTATAAAAAATCAACAAATAGATAATTTAGAATTATATAAATATTTAAAAACACCTGTAATAAGAGAAGCATATTCTGATGCTATAGGAGCTTATAGAGAAAAATTAATTGCGCGTGGAGAAAGACCCAATCCCATTCCACCTTTAAGAAATTTATTTTTAACAGAAAAAGAAAAAATAGTTGGAGTAAAAAAAGAACTTCCACTAGAGTTTTTAGATTTAATAAAAAAATCAGCAGACCAACAAACTTATCAAAAAGTTGTAGATGGATCAATAAACAAAGATAGAGCGATCAGCAGAAAAAAAATTGCAAATAATTTTAGAAATATTCTCAAAGAATCTACGATAGGCGATGAATACGTAGAAGTATTAAAACAAGGTGCAGATAAGTTTTCTTTACTAGAGGCATTTGAAAAGGGAACGATTGCACACAAACCATCTTCTACTGCAAAATTATTTTTTAAAGAATATAACAATCTAAAAACCAATGTAGAAAAAGATGCTTTTAAGGTTGGAGTATTTCAAGAAATATATAATCAGATTAATAAGACTGGTGACAATATAGACCTTGTTAAAAAAATATTTGATACTCCAGATTTAAGACAAAAACTTTCTATATTATTTGAAAATGATATTGATGCTAGAAATCAATTTGTCAATAAATTAATAAGAGAATCAAATATTAGCGTAAAAACTGGAACTGTAATTGGCGGCTCAAATACAGCAGAAAAAATATTAGATGCTGAAGATGCTGTACAAGCATTATCAGATGTTGCTGTTATGGCAACCGCGCCGACAAGCTCTGCTGGTCTTAGGGCCGAAGCAAGCCTTTTTACAAAAGCAAGAGATATTATTTCAAACCCAACAGAAAAAAGAGCAAGAAAAGTTGGCAAAGTTTTGTTAGAACAAAATCCACAAAAACAACAAGAAATATTTGAATTAATGCAACAGTTAGAACAAAGCAGAGTCTTCAGAGAAAAGATTTTGAGTGATGCAAGTGGTGGTTTGACAAGATACGCATCACAACAATTTCCAAGGTATTTAAACGAACCACCGCAGTAACCCATGCCCCTTGCAACAGAACGCGTTGGTCGTTTTGGTGAATATCTCACAGCAGCAATCCTCTCTCAAGTTTCTGACACAGTAACCATTGTTCCACACAACGCATCCGCAGACATCATCTTTGAACACAACCTAAAGCTGTATAAGTGCCAAGTCAAAACTCAATCACAAATAGAAGAACGCAGAGGCAACTGGCGGTTTGATATGCGCAAAGGTCAAAGAGTTGCACACAGAAAATACAAAAATAATGAAATAGATTTATTTGCTTTTGTTTCTATAACTCACAGAAATGTGGTGTTTTCTAAACCTTTAGACCAAGCTCAACTAACCATCAACGATGAACACATGAAGAACAATGATGCTATCAAAAACATCAAAGATATATTAAAAAATCTTAATTAAAGATTCTTAATATCAAATACAACTTCTTGATCCTTGTAATGCTTAACGGAGTTAATTCCTAATTGCAGGAAATACTCCGCTAATGCTTGAGGATCTTTGTTTTCCAACCCAGCTACATCTATCAAAGAACGCGCAATATATCTGTTTACATAAACAGGCGTATTGTTGTTCCTCTCATTTAGAACTGGATCTTCAAAATCAAACAAGTTCATTGCTTTACTCCTAGACCTTTACCTCCTTAGAGTATTGGCCTAATTTATTACCCTCTCCGTCTACACCATGTACAAGCTGTAGTTCAAGGTCAATGTAATGCTTGGCTTTAAGTAAGTCTTCAATCTTATCAACCTTGTCTCTGGTAATAAGCTTTAATACATTACCCATCGACCATGACAAACCATTTGCGTAAATATACTCAATAGGTTGTATGCCATTGCCTTTATAATGATTACCACCTACCTGGTTATTGATCGCAAGCATATCGATTGCTTGATCCCATTCCTCTGGCGTTGCATTATCTATACTCATATTCTTCTCCTTTTTTATAAATATATTTGCATATCATATAACTTTAGTGTAAATTTAACAACATTCAAATACAAAAAGGGAGTATTAGGAAATGACAGACACCGATAAAGTCTTTATAGACACTAAGCAATTAGCTAAAAGGTGGGGCAAAAATCCACACGCGCTATCAAATTTAAGGCGCAAAGGCGGAGGCCCTAACTATTATAAGATCGGCGGTAAAGTTCTTTATGATTTAACAGAGATCAAAGAATTAGAAGAAAGCTCATACGTTTCCAATGGCTCACGCAATATTTAGCCCCTCATCCTCAGATCGCTGGTTTAAATGCCCAGCGAGCGCGTACTTAAACTATTCAGCAGAATATAAGGTAGGCATCCCTGCGGCTACAGGAACGCTTATCCATGAGATGTGCGAGATGCTATTAAAAGGCAGACTCAAAGACATGACCTTGCGTGACTATTGGTTAGGCAAAGTTCAGGTGGTCGAAGACTTTGAGATAGAAGTTGATGAGGATATGATTGCGTGCGCGGAAACATATGTAGAGTACATACATAAAAGAAAAGAAGAACTCAAAGCTAAGATGTTGATAGAAGAAAAAGTCTACATGGATGAGATATCAACAAAGTGTTTTGGTACTGCTGACACAATTTTAATTGGTGAAGATCGCATCGCAGTTATAGATTTAAAGTCTGGTAAGTGGGGTGTCGATGTCGAAAGGAATAAGCAGTTAATGATTTATGGACTGGGTGCGCTCGCGCGGTATGGGGATGAGACTACCACCATGGAGCTGACCATTGTACAACCACGCGGTTGGCATAAAGATGGCGCTATAAGAACATACGAGATTTCAGCTACCAATCTGGTTGATTGGGGCTACAACGATTTGAAACAAGCTACTGATGCTTGTGACGAAGAAAACCCACAATATGCTGCGGGAGATCATTGCAGATTCTGTAATGCCAAGGCAGATTGTGATACTTATAAAACTACTCTAGGAGAGAAATATGACTAAAGAAAATAAAAAAGAGCCTATCTTTACAATTAATCGTGAAGATGGAACTACAAACGAGGTTTTTGAATCTGATTTAGATGAAAAAACAATTCCATTAGCTAATGAGCTTACAAGTGTAAATAGAACAATACAAAGCTTAAGGGATTCTGATCTATTTAAACAAGCTTTAAATCTTACCCAATCCCTTAGAAGCCTTGAAAGGGATGCTAGCAATTTAGCCACACAACTAGATTCTGCTTTATCACAGGATTCTAAAGTTGAGGTGGTTGAATGAGTCTAGCCGCAATACAAAAGAAAGGTAAGGTTAAACCGCCAAGGCTTATATGTTATGGCCCAGGTGGTATTGGTAAAACATCTTTTGCCGCAAGCATGGATAAATGTGTAATCGTACAATCTGAAGATGGTATCGGAAAGATTGAGTGCGATCATTTTCCAGTAGCCAAAAGCTATGAAGAGTTTATGACTAACTTAAATTCTTTACTTACAGAAGATCACGAGTTTCGTGTTGCCTGTATTGATTCATTAGACTGGTTAGAAACTTTGTTATGGGATCATGTCTGTAATGAAAATGGTTGGGCGCAAATAGATACACCTGCATATGGTAAAGGCTATGTTGCAGCTCTAGATAAGTGGAAAGAGTATGTTGAGGTTCTTAACAGACTTAGAGATGAGAAGTCCATGACTGTAATACAGATTGCACACAATCAGATTCGCAGATATGAAGACCCATCTAATGATCCACATGATCGACATGAAATCAAACTACATCGTAAAGCTGCTGACTTGTTAGTAGAACATAGCGATGCAGTCTTTTTTGCCAACTACAAAGTTGGAACTGTACAAGTCAAAGGCAAGATGGGTATGACTACCAAGACTGTTGCTGGAGACAGAACTATTTTTACTGAGCAAGCACCTGGTTATATGGCCAAGAACAGATATGGCTTGCCTAGTGAGATGCCTTTTGAGTGGGCAACCATAAGAGAGGAAATGTTGAAATGAGCCGATTAGGAGAAGTTGCTAGAGTAAAGAGAACCTTAAAACTGTTTGATATGATCTTGAATAAACATATAGATTCTATCAATCCAGAGGACAACTCTTTACCTACTGACGGATTACATTGGCTTATTTCAATGCAGGCGGATTGTGAGGATTTAATCAAATACTTATCTGATTATGATTCTTACGATCCAGGTTAATTAATATATAGATATAAAGGGTATCAATATGGATATAAGTAATTTTTTCGGCGATGTGGAAGTTGTCGAACAACAAACGGATATAAAACCAGGAAGATATGATCTTGAGTATGTAAATACTAATGAAGAATTAAGATCGGGTCAGAATGGTTGGATGGGTATGCAACTTAACTTTAGGATTGCGGGAACAGGATTACAAACAGGTTTTACTGTAACTGTTGCGCATGACAATCCTAAGTATGTTGGTTTTGGTATGAAAGAAATGGCAGGTCTTGCAAAAGCAGCTGGCATTACTGGAACTTTAAAAGACACTAACGAACTTAATGGTAAGACAGTTAGTTGTATGTTAAAGCTTAACGAAAACAACTATCCAGAGATCGACTCTAAGTTTGGTAGCCATTGGCAACCAGCAGAGGGTAAGAAGGTAGAGGCAAGTGCGCCGACACCTCCGAAAGTAGAAGAAGATCTTGGCGACAAGATCCCTTTTTAATCCATTAATAAGTAAACCATCGCTGTGCGCTTTTTGTAGAGCGCCAGCGAAAGGGTTTGTATATGGTAAAGATCACACTTGGTTTGGAGCTTGTAGCATGGATCACCTAGATAAAATAAAAAAAGGTGAACAGCTTAAGAATGTAGCGCAGATGAGCAACGAGGGCTTAGATTACGCAATCAAACAAACCAAAGACATCTATCTACAAATAGCCAAAGACACAGGTTCTTATGTTATGCACGAATGGGATAGAGAAAAAAGAGAACTGCTATTTGGCAAGGCTGTAAGAGAATATCTTAATTGGGCCAACCATCAAGCAGAAACAGGAAAATTGGAGAGAACATTAAGAGATGGAACTGACTAAATGGTATGGAGAGAAAGGCTTAGTCATTGATGATAACTTTGCTTTTGCCAGTCAAGGCAACAGCACAGATGATTTAATACGCGAGATGAATAACCAAGGGTTGTTTGTCAATTCATTAGATTTAACAGGGCAGGTAACAAGAGTACCCGTACAATCTGCGCCTGGTGTTAGACCAGACAAAGGCAATGAGCGTAGCGGTTGGTATGTTATCAATGAGTTAGACGGAAATTATTTTGCAACTTTTGGTAACTGGCGAACGGGTGAACAGCACAAGTGGTCAAGCATTAACACCAATCAACTATCAAACATTGATAGAGTAGCGCTACAAAAAAGAATGGAAGAAGCTATTGAGCGGGCCGAAGTAGCGAAGAAAGTTAGGCATGATGAAGTAGCTAAAGAAGTAAAAGAAAGATATAAGAACTGTCAGCCCGTGATCTCGCATGAGTATCTAAATANTAAAAATGTTAAAAGNTATGGATTGAAACAACTGAACGGAAGTTTAATTGTTCCTGTTATCTCCGCAGTAAGCGGAGAGGTGCGTAGTTTACAGTATATCGATAAGAAAGGACAGAAAAGATTTGTGAGCGCTAGCGAAATCAAGGGTAATGTTTTTCTTATTGGGTGCGAGCAAGCAACATTAGCCACGCAAGAAAACTTAATCATTGTCGAAGGTTATTCAACCGCCGCGACAGTTTATGAATCTACGAAGATACCGACAGTTTGCGTATTTTCGGCGAACTTTACTCTGGAAGCTGTTACTAATATTCGCAAGATATCTCAGGCAAGATTATATATAGCCCTAGACAACGATGAGAACGGCGTAGGAGAGAAGAAAGCTAACGAGGTAGCATCTGCCATTCCTAACTGTTTTGTGCGCGTGCCGAGCGCGAGAGGAGACTACAACGATTTAGCTAAAACTCACGGATTAGATAGAGTTAGATTAGAAATA